CTGAGCCGATTAATAATGTTGTTTTTCTCATCAAAAATTGCTTTTACCTCATTAACAATGTCCATTGTATTTTCCACCTGATCGGTGTCGGCTGGGGGATACGGCCCCAACCATCCTTTTTTCTGTGTCATTCGCTTGCTCCCATTGCCCGACCAATATCCAACGTCACCTGCGGCATGCTCACCTTACCGCTTTCGCCGCCAAGTTCAGCGTAGCCTTCAATATCATCCCAATGATCGCGGAAGTTGTGGTCTCCTGACAAAATTCGGCCAATCTTAACCGCAATCATCTCCAACGCCTCCCGCTGGCTGTCGTTTAAACGCTCCCAATTGTTTCCCGTCATCATCACGCTTTTGATGTTCTGGCTGGTGCTGGCGGTGTCTTTGAAACTGCCATGCGTTTTCGTTTTCGTCGTATCCATTTTAGTTCTCCCTGTTAAACAAAATTCTTACTGCCACGCTTCGTCATCTTCTCCGCTTCCGCCACCAATTCCGCTATGGATGGTGCGAAACGGGCCTTCGTTAGTATTCCGCCTGTTGGGTCGCACAACTTTTGCAACACGTTTTGCGGATACTTCTCCAATGCCTTCGCCGCATTCCGGATAAACACGCTTGTGTTGGATATGTGGTTCAGGTTGAAGCAGTCCATTATCCGTTTTACCGTCTCCTCCGGTGTCAGGATAAATTCCGTATTCTGTGCCGTATTGTTCGCGCCACTGCGCTTTCCTTCGCTCACTTGCCGCCTCCAGTTCTGCAAATGCCTCTGCTATTTCCTGCTTCTTGGCATTTTTTGCATGTTTCTTTTTTCCGCTGACACAGGCCAGCAACCACGGGACAGGATCATCAACGCCGTTGGTTATTGCCTCTTCCAGCAGCCTACTGACCTCCTTGTGATCGCCGCCAGACAGCTTCAGCAGCTTCCCAATGAGGGGGTTTGCCCTTTTCGGTGGTATCCGCCACCCTTCAAAGATAACTTTCGCTTCGTTCCAGAAATCCGCCAATTCACTGACTAACGGCTCTTCGTAATTGGATGAAAAGGGTTCTAGTGGTTCTTGCAGTTCCAAAGGAACTGTATCTTGGTTATTATCTTCCAGATTAAAGGGGTGCACCTCTTGCACCCTCCCCCCTGCATCTGTTGCACCCTCCCCCACCGTAATTGAAATATTTAATATGTACTGATTGGAACGTTGCCGCTTGTTAGCTTCTTGGCGGAAAACTTTTGTTATCAACCCATGATCGCAGAGATGGTCCAACGCATAATGAACAGACCTTTCTGAAATATTGCTTTTTTCAACCAGCAAACTAATTGACGGGAAGCATTCCCCTGTCTGCCCATTATGGCAATCCGCCAATAACATTAAAATGATCTTCGCATTAACAGGAAGACCTTTTTGCTCAACGGCCCAATAGGATGCGATATGCGACATGACGACGACTCTCTTGCATTGCAGAGAGCGATGACGTAAAAGGGCGTCAGTCGGGAACTCTGCGGGTTTAGTTCTCAGATTAGGGGCGGCTAACCCCGAATCCTTTCACGGCTCCGGTTAACTCCGGGGCCGTTTCATTTATATAACCTGTCTTGGCGGACGAATCCACTTCTTTTTTTTCTTTGGCTTCCAACCCACCAAGAACTCCGTAATCTTTACACCATAATACAACTCAGCCGCCTTCTTACGGAGACGATACGCTGCATCTTTGGCGGTCCCTGTGGACTTCACATCCTCATAAATAATTTTGTCAGCTATCACGTCAATGTACGAGAAATCGGCAGTGTATGTACAAAAATGCTTGTCGTTGATTGAAACAACAAAATCGCACTGCAACAGCAAATCACGAATGACACCGGCCTTTTCCGCCAATTTTAAATCCAAATAGCGGTTCATCTCGCCTTTGGAATCAAAGACAATGCCGTCCGCCGTCCTGTCCTCCTTAGCGGACACTTTAAACCGTGGTGTCATCTTTTGCGTCCTTTGGAAAAAAATCATCTTTGGTCAAAATGACACCGCGCTGTTTTGCCGCAACCATCAATTCAATTTGGCGGCGAGATGGGATTAACCCACCAGTGCCACCACGCTCCCTTGGCCATGTCCATTTGTAAACCGCCTGTGTGGACATCGCCAGCATACCAGCGACAGCCCTTGGGCCACCTAGTTTACCAATCACCCTCTCGGCAATCATATGGGTCATTTACGCCTCACTAAACTTTCTGTTGCAAACATGTTGACAACGTATTTGATAAAAGGCATAGTGTCAACACTGAAACGAACGGGGGTTTGAATGATTGCTCATTGGTCATCAGAAGAATTGGAAAAAGTCAGGAAATTGGCGGATGAAGGGAAGAGCGCATCACAAATAGCTGCATTTTTACCTGATAGAACGCGCAATTCTGTCATTGGAATTTGTCGCAGAAAGCATATCGCACTTGCTGGGCCCAGAAATTCGGGTAATTCTGGAACGGTGAAGAGGTTGGCGGCAAAACGATCCAAGTTCCCGCCAAGAAGCCTTCGGATTGTCAGTCCGCCTGAAAAGAAAGTTGCCCGTAAGTACGAGGAGTTGCCGATGCCTTACAAGCCGGGGAATAAAACTCTGTTAACGGTGGGTTTCTTTGACTGCCGCGCTATCTTAGGGGCAACAAACGCGCAACACACGGTTTATTGTGGCGGCATCGTTGTGCCCGGCAAATCATGGTGTGCACACCATTTCGCTCTTTACACCGTTCCAAACAGCAGCCAACCAAAGCGGGATTCCCAAAATGGGACAAATCAAAGCTTTAAAAGAAATTGAAGAGAAGATTGAAAAGTTGGGTGCAACAGTTTTGTCCGTTGAACACCACAGAAATCACTACAAGTTCCGCCTTGAATACAAAAACGTATCCCGAATGTTTGTGAAGGCTTTTACGCCTTCTGATTTCAGAGGGGAATTGAATTTCTTTGGAGATGTAAAACGATGGATGAGAAGCCTTTAACGTATAATGAACATTCATGGATGATATTCACAAGGCGCTTTCAGGCTTCCAGAGGGGCTGTATTCAAGGTGGCGGAATATCTGAACAGGGAAAAAAATTGTGAAGTTTGTATACCGGCTATGCGCCTCGCTCCTAATGCTGAACTTGCGAATCAATACAAAGATGATGGTGACATTATTGCCAACGGCAAACACATTGTTGAAGTTAAGGGGACCAGCAAGCTATTTTATGACATGGATGGCTTCCCGTTTGATGAAGTAATGATAGCTAATGTTCAATCAGCAGATCGTTATAATGCCTATGCATACTTCATTGTGAATTCAGAATTATCTCATGCCGCCATAGTGCGGGGTTCAACAAAAAATAAATGGACAAAAAAATTTATGCCCGACAAAGAAAAAGGAGGAATGGAAGAAAAATACTTAATTGATAAGAGGTTAGCTGAGTTTGTACTTCTTTAAACAACTAGTTGACAAATCGTATAACTACACCTAAATATACATTCGTACAACAACGGGGAACATCATGGCACTTACCACAGAACAGAAACAGTTCCGTTCCAAATTATTGGGCGGATCGGATGCAAACATCATTATGAGCGGGGACGAAGAGCGTCTCATGCGGCTTTGGAAGGTGAAAACTGGACAGCAAGAAGACGAGGATTTGTCCAGCGTTCTTCCTGTGCAGATGGGTGTATTTACAGAACCATTCAACATTGATTGGTTTCAACAACAAACGGGACGATCCGTTTTTAACAACGGCGTTCAAATGACCAGCCCTGTTCATCCCTTCATGGGGTGCACATTGGATGGCATGACGGATGCGGGTCTGACGGTGTTTGAAGCCAAGCATGTATCCGCCTTTTCCAAAGACGACGAAATATTGGACAAATATTTCCCCCAATTGACCCACAACATGATCGTGTGTGGAGTTGAAAAGGCTGTCCTTTCCGTTCTCTTTGGCAATCACAAGTACGAATATTTTGATGTTCGTTTGGATGATTTGTACGCGGACATTCTGGTGGGCTCAGAAAAAACTTTCTGGGATCATGTCATCAACAAGACGCCGCCAGTTGCAGTGGCTGTGAAGACGCCAGTGGGCGAGGCTGTTCGTAAGGTTGATATGACGGGAAACAACGCTTGGGCCAACTACTCCGCCCAACTGAAGCTGAACAGTTCTGGCAAGAAGCTGTACGACGAAGCTGTTTCCAACCTGAAGGCTCTTGTTGAAGAAGATGTGGCCGAAGCCTTTGGTTATGGAATTTCATTTAAACGGGACAAGCGCGGTGCGCTTCGCATGAAGGGAGAATAAATATGAAAACAAGTTTAGACATTGATCAACTATCCACCGCAATTGCGGCGGCACAAGGCGTGTTAAAGAACCCGCCAAAATTGAAAACCAATCCGCATTTCAAATCTCAGTATGTGGACCTGTCAGATGGTCTTGCTGCTGTGCGGGAATGTTTTTCTAAGCAGGGTCTGTCTTTCATCCAAGGCACATCTGTAACTGAAGCAGGGATGATTGTCCTCCACACACGTATTGCCCACAAGTCGGGCCAGTGGATTGAATCAGACTACCCTGTAGGCGGCTTGGGCCGTCCGCAGGAGATGGGCTCCGCCATGACGTATGCAAGGCGCTACGCTCTGTTTGCGATGGTTGGCGTGGCTGGTGAGGACGATGACGATGGCAATGCCGCACAGGCGGCTGAAAACCCGCCAGCAAAGGCCACCAAGGCTTCTGGGAAGCAGATGGAGCCCGGATTGAAGCCTGACGACAGTGAGAAGCTGATGGGCGTTATGAAGGGCGTAATGGACATGGTTGATACCGTTGATGGGCTGACAGCGTGGGCCAATGAGCACAAAGCGCAAATTGATATGCTTTTGCCTTCTCACCGCTCTGCATTGCAGGAAGCGTACAAGGCCCGTAAAAAAGAACTGATTAAACCAAATGCCTGAGGTCGTTTATGTCCGCAGGAAGGGGAGCAAGTTGGAACCTTGCTCCCTCGTAGACGAAGAGGCGATGAGTGAGTTTCCAGAGGGTAAAGACCTCTCCATAACAATCTCACGCACCAGAAGTTCCAAGCAACACAGATTTTTTTGGGCGTTTCTGAATAAAATCTGTGAGAACCATGAAACCTACCAGCGGGCGGAGCAACTACTTCTTTGGTTGAAGATACGCCTTGGTTACGTGGAGCAGGTACATTTCCATGACGATCAGATTTGGTGGGTTCCACAATCCATCAGCTTTAACGGCATGGATCAAAATGAATTCCAGAAGTTTTTCAATGCGGCATTGGATATTGTCGTATTGGAAGTTATTCCGGGGTTAAGTGTTGAACAGTTGATCGTTGAAATTGAACAGATGCTAGGGTTCCGCCTAGCTGACATTTGGAGTGAAAAGAATGGCGTGGGAAAAAAAGCACGGTGAGATTGCAATCTTTCCAAACAAGAAAGGCAAAGACAGCCACCCAGATTGGCGGGGGACAATCATTCTGGAAGGCAAAAGCTATGACATTGCTCTTTGGAACAAAACATCCAAAGGCGGCATGGATTATATGTCCGGAATGATGGGCGAAGAGACAAAACAAAAAGAAAGCAGCGGTGGATGGGGTTCCAATAGCAGCCAGCCACGGCAACAACCGCAACAGCAACAACAGCAGTTTGCATCTTACTCTGACTTAGACGATGAAATCCCTTTTTGATCATGGCAAGATTAACCAAAGAGGGTTTAAAGGTCATTGA